TACTAGTGGTAAAGCATCGATGGACGATAAAGTAACTATCTTAAAGTACGAAGTACCTAGAGAAGATATTATAGGTTATTTTCCTTTTATGAAAGATAAAATAAAACAAACCACAGTTAATAAAAAAGTAAAAGAAAAAGGAATGGTCCCTGATCTTGGAAGTCGTTTTGAAAGAATTACTAATCCATCTAAGTCTGCAAAAGAGTTGATAGAAAAACAAGATGAAATTATAGTTGATGTTTCAAAACTTGAACCAGAAGTTTTGAAAAGACCTTTTTCTAATGAGGATTTTAATTCTTTTTCTAGTGAAGGTTGGATGGCAAAAAGTTTTGCTAACAAACGCATAAATAACGTAGATGATCTTAGTTTTGAAATGGGACCTAATAGAACTATTGTAAATCCAATGATTGTTTCTAAAAATTATAAAGAAAAATTTGGTCAAGACCTAACTCCAGAAAAATTTAGAGAAATTGAAAATCAATCAAGACAAGAAACTGTAAACCACTTTATGAGTTTTTTTACCCCAAAAAAAGAAATTAAAAAAGCAATGGGTGGAGATGTTTCTTTGAGGGATGGTATCGGAGACATTTTTAGGGTATATATGTAGTAAAGGATTTTATTATGGCAGAACGAGAAATAGCAGGCATGGTTGAAAAGGCAATGGGCGCTGGTGGAGATATCATGCCCGAAGAAAATAGTTTGGATATCGAACTACCATCGACCATGGAAGAGTTACCCGAAGGGGTTGAACTTGCTACAGAAGAAACTGTAGAAGTTGTAGCCGAGCCATACAACCATGATGCTAATCTAGCAGAAGTTTTAGATGATTCTGTATTAGGTGCATTATCTTCAGAACTGCAAAGTAAGGTTCGAGAGGACATGGAGTCAAGATCTGATTGGGAAGAAGCCATTGCCAAGGGACTTAATTTACTTGGCATAAACTATGAAGATAGAAGTGATCCTTTTCTTGGTGCTAGTGGGGTAACTCATCCATTATTGAGTGAGGCGACAACACAGTTTCAGTCCCAGGCATATAAAGAGATGCTACCAAGTGGAGGACCTGTAAAGACTCAAATATTAGGTGTAGCTACAAAACAAACAGAAGATCAAGCTCAAAGAGTAAAAGATTTCATGAACTATCAGATCATGGAAGTTATGGAAGAGTATGATCCAGACACAGACCAGATGTTATTTTATTTGCCACTTACTGGGTCTACATTTAAGAAAGTTTACTTTGATCAAGCCAAACAAAGGGCAGTTTCTAAGTTTGTTCCAGCAGAAGATTTAATAGTTCCATACTCTGCATCTGATTTAATGACGGCTGAGCGGGTTACGCATGTAGTTAAAATGTCGTATAATGATATTAGAAAACTACAAGTAGCAGGAGTATACAAAGATGTGGAGTTATCTACTTCAGATTCTGGAGAAGATGAAGGAAGTATCCAAGGCACTACTGACGAGTTGCAAGGACTTCATCCAAACTATTCTGATGATGTATATACACTTTTGGAAATCCATGTGGATCTCGATCTGGAAGGCTTTGAAGATCCGAATGGGATTATGTTGCCGTACATTGTCACGATTGATGAAAATTCTAACCAAGTTTTATCGGTGGTTAGGAACTATAGGGAACAAGACCCGTTAAGAAGAAAGCGTCAATACTTCGTACATTTTAAGTTTTTACCAGGTTTTGGGTTTTACGGCTTTGGTTTATTACATACAATCGGTGGTTTGTCTCGTGCAGCCACCTCAATATTGAGGCAATTAATAGATGCAGGTACTTTATCAAATCTTCCCGCGGGTTTCAAAGCTAGGGGTGTTCGTATTCGTAATGATGACGAGCCTCTTAATCCTGGTGAGTTCAGAGACATCGATGTCCCAGGCGGAGATCTCAAAAACTCAATCATCCCACTGCCATACAAAGAGCCATCTGGCACACTAGCACAACTTTTAGGTGTAGTTGTTGACTCTGGAAGACGTTTTGCACAAGTTGCAGACGCAAAAATTAGCGATGTGAACTCACAGGCTCCAGTTGGAACTACAGTTGCCTTGATAGAACAAGGCTCAAAGATTATTTCTAGCATACATAAGCGTCTACATTATGCTCAAAAGCAAGAGTTTAGGATGTTGGCAGAGATTTTTAGTGAAAATCCAGTTCCATACCCATATTCTGTAGGTAATGTTAACCCACAAATCATGCAATCTGATTTTGATGGGCGTATTGACATACTTCCAGTATCAGATCCGAGCATTTTTTCTATGGCACAGCGCTTGTCACTGGCCCAAACACAATTGCAAATGGCACAACAAGCTCCACAGATACACAATCAGTATGAAGCATTTAGGAGAATGTACGATGCACTCGATATTAAGAACATTGATAGCATTTTACCACCTCCACAACCGCCTGCACCAGTAGATCCAGCGACAGAAAACGCTAATTCTATCAAAGCAGCGCCTTTACAAGTGTTTCCAGAGCAAGATCATGAGGCTCATGTCCGTGCTCATGTGACATTTTTGGCTACACCAGCGGCACAAGTCAATCCACAAGGGTTTGCACTGCTACAAGCACATGTTCAAGAGCATGTTGGACTGATGGCAAGAGACCAAGTGACTAAATTCTTTCAAATTTCTGTACAAGAGGCTCAAGCTAGGGGTGAAATCGTCCCTCAAATTGATCCAGCAGCGATTGAAGCGGCTATTGCACAACAAATTGGTGAAATATTAGCTGAAGTCATGCCATCTCTACAACCACAACAACAAGTTGACCCACTTGTGCAGATCAGACAACAAGAATTAGAGAATGACACTGCTGAAATACAAAGAAAAGTGGCAAATGATCAAATGAACTTCCAGATTGATCAAGCAAAATTAAAACAAGCGTTTGAGTTGGCACAACAGAGGTCAGGTTTACAAGAAAAAATAGCAGAAGATAGAAATGATGTTAATATTTACAGAATTAACACTCAAGCAGCTCTAAGGAAGTAAAAAATGGATCCAGCAACCATTGGAGTCGCTATAACGGCAGCAAATACGGCATTTAATGCAATTAAACGCGGTTTTCAAGCAGGTCGTGAAATAGAGTCAATGGGCAAAGACTTGGGACGTTGGATGTCTGCATTGAGTGATATTGATAATGCAGAGAAATCTGCAAAAAATGCATCACCTTTAGTTAAATTGTTTAAGGGGAATGAAATAGAAGCAAGTGCGATAGAAGCTTTCACTGCAAAAAAGAAACTTGAGGCTCAACGTCAAGAGCTAAAGACTTTTATAAATTTTCATTATGGAACTAATTCTTGGAATGAGATTTTACAGATGGAAGCTGAAATTAGAAAACAAAGAAGAGACGAAGTGTATGCTAGACAAGAACTAATACGCAAAATCTGGGAATACATTGGTTGGTTTATTTTGTTATGCACAGTCATAGGTTTTCTATTTTTTCTTGCATGGATGTATAAACAGAAGAGAGGTTAACATGGATGGTAGTGTAATTTTGGACGCATGGAATGATTTGTCCTATTTTGAGGGAATATTATTTACAATTTGGTTGTTTATCTTATATTATGGTAAATGTTGGATAGATGAAAGGTTTAAAAAATGATAAAATGGTTATTTAACATGTTAAATAGAAATGGAAGAGTTGGTATTAGTTCTGCCAGAGAGTTATCAAGACATAGACTTCATACAACAAAGTATGAAGATCTTTGTATGTAGGAGGACGGAGTGCTTCAAGCGTTAATAGGACCTATAGCTAGTTTAGCTGGAACTTGGTTTGAAAACAAAGTCGAGAAGACAAAAGCAGAAGGACAAGCTAAAATTGCAGAGGCTCGTGCTCGTGCAACTGTTGCAGAAAAGGTTGCAGCAGGTGAGGTTGCATGGGAGGGTAAGATGGCAGATGCTACAGTGGATAGCTGGAAGGACGAGTTCGCCTTAGTTGTCCTATTAGCTCCCGCAATTTTGGTCTTCATACCTGGGATGAAAGAGTATGTTAAAGAGGGATTTGATATATTGGCAACTTTGCCAGAGTGGTATCAGTACCTTTTATATATTGCAATTAGTGCAAGTTTTGGAATCAAGGGAGTTGGACAAGCTGCAAAGATGTTCAAGAAAAAATAATGGCAGACCCTAAAGTTGGCACAGGTAAAAAACCAAAAGGTTCGGACAGAAGATTATACACGGATGAGAATCCAAAAGACACAGTCAGAATCAAGTTTGCCACAGAAGCAGACGCAAGAGCAACAGTTGCGAAGGTTAAAAGAATCAATAAACCATATGCGAGAAAGATACAGATACTTACAGTCGGTGAGCAAAGAGCAAAAGTCATGAAGAAGAATAAAGTGGCTAGTATTTTTAGAAAAGGTAAAGAATCAATAAGGAGAGCACATGGCAAGGGTTAGGCAGTTTGCAAAAGACATGGGTATGTCATATAATCAAGCTAACAATTTAGTTAAAAAGGGAAGAGCACTCAAAGACGGGGGGTCTTCTGTATTGGAGAGCACAATGAATCAAGCAAAGCCGATTAAAGCAAATAATGGTAAAATAACTAAACTAAAAAAAACTACCCCCAAATCAATTATGGGTAATTTTAAAAATATAGTTAATCAATCCGTTTCAGGTAAGATTAGTACAGAAGAGGCAGAGAAAAAAATAAAAAAACTAATGTTGAGCAAAAAAGATGGTGGTGGTTTTCCAGATTTAACAGGTGATGGTAAAGTTACTCAAGCTGATATTTTAAAAGGCAGAGGAGTTTTTAAAAAAGGTGGCACATTAAAAATGAAAGACGGTGGTCAGTTCAGAGGGTGTGGTGCTCAAGTAAAAGGTAAGAAGTTTAAAGGAATATTCTAGTGGCTAATGGTTTTAATACCACAGATGAGAGCTATGTTGATGATGATCCCGTAGCTGGTTTTGATTTTAACGAAACCACACAATCATTTGATGTTGCTGATGGCACGGGATACGGAAGTCAAAACATAGATACTAGTGGTAATGAGACAACTGGAAAAATATTAAGTCAAGCTGGTTTTAATCAAGCTATGGGTATCACTACTAAAAACCCTTACCCAAATTCTTTTTTTTCACAGTTGTTTGGTCCAGAAAACGTAAATTATGCTGCGTTGGGTATTGATACTCAAGGTATAGCTAATTTAGCGTATGACAGATATTTAAATCCATTTGTTGGTAACATAAAAACTGGTGAAAACTTAAAACTAAGAGAAGGATTATCAGAAGGAGAAAAAACAAGATTTGGAGAGGTAATCTCTATAGACAGACCACAAACAACGGGAGAAACAATAGCTAGAACTGCTTTTGGACTTACTCCCTTGGGTCCATTAGCAAGTTTTATAGGCAAAGATCAATTAGCACTAGCACCAAACCCTAATATTTCTTATTTAGGGGAGCTAGGCACTGCTTTTAGAGGATCTCCAAACTACGATCCAAAACTAGATCCTAATAGTCCAGAATATCAAGGTCCACAAAGTATGCTAGGTGGGATAGGAAGATTTGCAGAACAAATAACATTTGGTGGTGCAAGACCAGTAACTAAAACTGGTAAAGGGATTTTAGATCTAATGCAAGGTCAAGACGCAAAAAGAGCCATGGGTGGGTATGAGACCTTTGATGGTCAAAAGATGTAATGCAAGTAACAGATTTTTTACATAAATATAAAAAAGCCTTGAACACTCGTATAGAAGATATTAGTATTTCCTTGACGAGTGGAAATGCTTCTGATATGGAATCATATAAGGCAATGGTAGGTGAAATTCAGGGTCTAACCTACGCATTAGAACAGTTAAGAACCCTGCTAGAAAAGGTAGACAATGACTTTAATAGTACCTGAATACGTTTTAAAGCAAAGACAAGCTAAAGAAAAAGCTGAAAAAGAAGCAGAAAATAAATCCCTAACAGAAAGAGTACCTCAACCCACTGGATGGCGTATATTAGTTATGCCGTATATGGGCAAAGAAACAACTGAAGGTGGTATACATGTACCAGATTCTGTTAGAGAAAAAGAGGCAAGAGCGACAGTTGTTGCCTATGTGGTTAAGTTAGGACCACTTGCATACAAAGATTTTGATAAGTTCGGAGAAGAGGGACCTTGGTGTAAGGAAGGCGACTGGGTTTGTATTGGTCGTTATGCTGGGTCACGATTCAACATAGAAGGAGGAGAAGTTAGGATAATCAATGACGATGAAGTCATTGCAACTATTGTTAATCCCGATGACATCAAAACATACGGAGTATAAGTATGCAAGAAAACATCGAGAAGACCGAGCCTCAAGAAGAGGAAGGTCAAGTAATTGAAATAAACGATGCAGAAGAAAAAGTAGAAGAAAAAGTAGAAACAAGTGCAGAAACAGAAACAACCATCGAGGAGACGAAACAAGAAGCTACAGATGCTGATGACTTGTCTCAATATTCGGAATCTGTTAAGAAACGTATCGCAAAGCTCACTAAAAAATTTAGAGATGAAGAAAAAGAACGAGCTGCTGCGGTAGAGTTCGCTGAATCTGTTAAGAAACAGAACGATGAACTCAAAGCAAAACTAGATAAATTAGATAATACTTACGTTGGTGAGTTTGATACGAGAGTACAGTCTCAAGCTGCGGCGGCTAAAGAAGCATATAGAAAAGCTTACGAAGCTGGTGATGCCGATGCTATGTATGAAGCTCAACAAACTATATCTAGAATTGCTTTGGAAGAAGCAAGATTAAATCAACTCAAAGAACAAAGAGAAGAGAACGCTAAAAAAGCTGAAGTAAATGGCGCTGCACCAGCACCAGCACCAGCTCAAGCTCCCCCACCTCCTAAACCAGATCCAAGAGCAGAGGAGTGGGCAACACAAAATGAGTGGTTTGGACAAGATCAAACAATGACATATGCCGCCTTTGGTATACATAAGTCATTAATTGAAGAAGAGGGTCTTGATCCAAACACAGAAGAGTACTATACTGAATTAGATAATAGGATTAGAAGTGAATTTCCACATAAGTTTGGAGAGACAAAGAAATCCTCTGGCCCCAGAGTCGCCTCTGCTGGAGCCACCGCCTCAAAGACGGGATCGCCAAAGGGACGCAGAACAGTCAAATTGACTCCATCGCAGATTGCGATAGCGAAACGGTTGAATGTTCCGCTTGAAGAATATGCTAAATATGTAAAGGAGTAGAAAATGGCTATAGATAGAACAACACGAGAAACTAAAAGTCGTGCAAATACTACAAGGAGACAACCTTGGCAACCTCCAGCGAAGTTGGATGCACCTCCCCCTCCAGCAGGGTTTGAACATAGATGGATCAGAACCTCCATTCGTGGTGAAGATGATAAATCAAATGTTTTTTCAAGAATGAGAGAGGGATGGGAACCAGTTAGGGCAGACGAATATGGCTCAGAAGCTGACAAGTATCCAGTCATAGAGGAGGGAAAAAACAAAGGAATTATTGGTGTCGGTGGTTTAATGTTGGCACGAATACCCACAGAAACGGTGCAAGAGAGAACTGAATACTTTCGGGATCAGACCCGCAACCAATTGAAAGCCGTGGATGAAAACTTGATGAGGGAACAACATCCCTCGATGCCTATCAGTGTTGATAGGCAAAGTCGTGTAACCTTCGGTGGTAAAGAAAAATCTGCCGATTAATTAATGAAGGAGCAATAAATGGCTAATGCAAATGTAGCTTTCGGATTTAAGCCTGTTGGAAAACATGGTTCAAGTCCAGCGACTCAAGGTACGAGTCAATACTTTATTGCTAGTGATGCTTCCGCGATCTTTCAAGGTTCACCAGTCAAAGCTGAATTAACTGGTGGAACTATTCAGATCGGATCTGCAACTGGTAACGGAGACCAATTAGTTGGTGTCTTTGCTGGATGTGAGTATGTGGATGCCTCCACTGGCAAGTTAAGGTTCAACAATACCTGGCCTGGTTCTGGGTCAGCTAATACTGACTTTGACATCAAAGGGTTTGTGTATGACGATCCATCACAGAGATTTATAATCGCTGCTGATGGTGGTAACACAAGCAGAGCAACTGCTAAAGTAGATATCTTCAAGACTGCTGACATAGTTGATGGAACAAGTGGTAGCACTACTACTGGCATTTCTTCTGCTAAGTTAGATATATCAACTGCTGAAGATACAGATACATCAAATTGTGTGATGATTTTAGGAATTCACGAAGATGTATCTAATGCAGATCACACTGCTGCTGGTGTTTCATACATAGTGAAAATCAACAACCATGCGTTAAACTCTTCGGATGTTGACGCTACTGCATCTTAAGGAGGGTCTAATATGGCTATTTCAAGAGCACAACTCGCCAAAGAGTTAGAGCCTGGCTTGAACGCTCTCTTTGGTATGGAGTATAATAGGTATGAAGGTCAACATGCAGAAATCTTCGACACAGAGACATCTGACCGAGCTTTCGAAGAAGAGGTAATGTTGAGTGGCTTCGGAGCAGCACCCACTAAGCAAGAGGGTTCTGGTGTCACATTTGATGACGCAAACGAAGCGTACACTTCAAGGTACAACCATGAGACTGTAGCAATGGCTTTCTCAATAACAGAAGAGGCTGTAGAGGATAACCTTTACGACAAGCTTTCTGCTCGTTATACGAGAGCACTTGCCAGATCAATGGCACACACAAAGCAAGTAAAAGCTGCAAACATTTTAAACAATGCGTTTACAGCTGGTGCAAGTGCTGGTGGTGATGGTAAAGCATTACTAGCAACAGATCACCCATTAACAAATGGTGGAACTTTTGCTAACGAGCCAACTGTCGCAGCAGACTTAAACGAAACATCTTTAGAAGATGCTTTAATTAAGATTGCAGGTTTTGTGGATGAGAGAGGATTAATTATCGCTCTAAGAGGAATGAAACTAATTATTCCAAGACAATTACAGTTTGTCGCAGAGAGATTGTTAAATTCTCAGCTAAGACCAGGAACAGCAGATAACGATGCTAATGCAATGAGAAACATGGGAATGTTACCTCAAGGCTATGTCATCAATGATTATCTAACTGACACAGATGCATTTTTCATTAAGACAGATGCACCAAATGGTCTTAAGCATTTCGAAAGAATGCCAATGGCAACAGCCATGGATCCAGATTTTGACACAGGTAACATGAGATATAAGGCAAGAGAGAGATATTCTTTTGGCTTCTCAGATCCTCGTTCAGTATTTGGTTCACCTGGAGCGTAAGCTTTATTTCAATTAAAAATAAAAGGGCAGTTACATACTGCCCTTTTTTGTGTATAATAGAAGAAACCTTGACGAAGAATTAACTTCGACATTTGCCAAGACAAGGAGATTGATATGGCTAATACAACTTTTTCGGGTCCAGTCCGATCAGAAGGTGGTTTTACATCTATAAGTAAAAACGCTACAACTGGAGCAATCACTACACAATCTAGCATTAGTTCAGCAGGTGTGTCCTCTTTTGACGCTAATACAATGGCAACAGAAGCTGGTACTGGCATAACAACTGGCACTGGCACTATTTACAGAAGTTCTGTTCAAAGAGTTGGTGGTATAATCACAACAAGAATTTTAATTGACTTAACTGGCTTAAGATCAACTGGTTCAGGTGACATTATTGGTGTTAACGGTACATCATTGGTTTGTCACATTGGTCAGATAACTGCTGCTAGAAATGGTACAATCTTAACTGGTAGTATGGAATGTTTTGAAGCACCAGCAGGTGGTGATCCAGACATTAACGTACATTCTGCAACAGAAGGAACTGGAGTAGAAGATGGTGCTATTGCTGATTTAACTGAAACATTGTTAGTTAACGCTGGTGATGCAACACTTGGAAGTAAGGTTTACTTTACTGCTGTTCCAGCCGCTGATGAGTTTCTATATTTAACAACTGGTGATGCAACAGATGCAGATTACACAGCAGGTAAGTTATTTATTGAGTTAATGGGTTACGAAGCATAGTTAGGAGAGTAATATGGCGAGTATATCAGATGTACGAGCACTGACAATAAGCGATGAAAACGCTGCGAGTACAACAAGAATAGCTGCTGCTGCTAGACCAACTGCCGCTTTTACTTTAGCTAACACTACACATGCAAATGGTACGGCAAGAAATGTTACAGTAACAACAACTGGAACTGGAGATAATGGAAAAACAGTAACAGTTGTTGGTACGGATGTTTTTGGTGACTCCTTAACAGAGG